CACCAAAGTCATAGCCATCATCATCGTCTTCATCAGATTCTTCAGCATCCCGTGTCATCTTCGATATTGAAGAAAGCCGCATCCACTTTTGAATATCGGTTGGATCTAAAAAAGAATACTTGCTTAAAATATCCGCAACGACATCTTCAGGTAGTCCTTCACCATCTTCTAATCCTAAAACGTCTTGAAGCATTTCGATTATACTACTGGATAGTTCTAATGATGCTGAACGAGCTTCTCGTTTTTCTTGACCAGCATCTTCAGCTGGAAAACGCATACTTAAAACGAAGGGAATATTGTAGTCAAACTCTCCCGTAATGGCGAAGTGCAATCTTATGAGCTGGCCGAGACCCTCTAAGAATGCAGACTGAATGCTATACACGTGTCTTGCAAAAGGTTTATATTGTTCCGTTAAGGCGATTCCACTATTTCCGAAGCCACCAAATTCCTGATCCAAATATGACTTAGGTACACCAGATGCAATAGCTACTCTGTCTTCATAAAGTTCAATATCACCAATAAAGTCCATGTCAACTTCAGACTTAATGACTTTCAAGTCTAGCAAGCCTTCAGGAACCCAGATTTTAGTATTTATAGTATACACCTCAAGAGAATTAGACATTGGGCTCACACCAATATTATCATATTCTTCTCTAACGGCGTTGACTTGTTCAAAAGCTGTAGCAACACCAACACCTTCAGTGCCTTTTACAGTATATAATTGAACTGGAAATGAAGCCGACCTTGCAAGGCCTTGTAATGCCATTGTACTATACAGTTGTTTAAAAGGGGCTAATGCCATTAAAAGTGGCGGTGTGCCGTATGGAAAAAATTCGGAGTTGTCAGCTTTATATCTAAAGTGTGTTACTAACCATGGAGGAACAACCACTCCATCTGCGAACTCGAAGCCGAGCAGCTTAGTATCAAACATGTCCGCGAAGTTTTCGTCATAGTCATTGAGTGTGTCTTTTCCAGACCGTGTAGTGAGAAGATTTACCAGTTTGTCAATTTTAGACTTCCGGTTTTTCATCATCTCGTTTTCGCCCGTCATTTGTGCGATAACTTCAGCCATGTGAGCAGCCGAAAATTCGAGCCGTTCTTTTAGAGAGCTCACTTTCAATGGAATTATTCTCTCGACACCTTTCTCAGTAACACGATGAGACCAAAGAGCTTCTCCATATTGTTCTAAGTCATAGCAGGCGGCCGATATTCTTTGCTGCGTGAGACCCCATTGACTAAAGAGTTCATAACATCTATTTACAAATTGAATAGAAGGAGACTCGATTGAAAGGAGCCTGTTTTGGTCATCTAATTGTGTTGCTTCATCTGATACGAGCTGACAAACTCTTCCTAAAAAAGGATCATTAAGAACAGCAAAGCGAAGTTCATTAAGACGTTGCTGTCTCTCTGCAATGTCACTGTATACGAGAGTCGTTTCATTTAAATAGGAATTAAAATATTTGTTTAAGTTTGTAGCTAGCGGCTCAGACTTAAAGATGCTTCCGAGTGCCGCGTGTTTTACACGATAGGCGTCATTTGCAACGTCTACTTTTACAAAGCGGATACCACTCGATTTTTCAAATTCGTTCTCAGCTTTAGACTGTCCAACACCTTGCCAGCCCCAAAGAGAAGAAAGTCTTGACGTAAAACTCGTCTTAACTATTTCACTCTTCGGGGAGCTTCCAGCTATATAAACACTATTTTCATTTAGTTTGTTTGCCATGAATAATTAGTCTCAGAAGACTTTAGCTAAAAATTATCGTCTTTTTAGTCTTCATTTTTTAATCGCCGGTAAAAGAGATAAGTCAGCTTCAAACACTAAACATTTAGTGACAATATTATCTTATTTCCCTGTATTTTAATATTATCAACTAAATTTTTATCGATTATCTTTTTAATATCTTCAACATCCTCTATTGTTTTAGAAACCGTAATAATTACTGGAGATGAAGCAAACGTAAGTCTTTCATAAGCATCTCCAATTGAAATTTCTTTAACTTTGTATTTCCTATCAATGCTTTTAACCACTTCTTTGACAATTTTTAAACCGTCTAAAAAAGATCCAATTAATTCTTTTGAAGATCTTGCTTCATTAATAATTGACTCATAGAGTCCACCGCCTGAGCGTCTTCCAGTGACAGCGTCATAAGAAAATCTATCAGAGATTCCAAGGTCAATGTCGTCGCTCATAAGTGGTCCGGTGTCCCAGTCTGGTTCATATTCATCTTCATATTCTTCCGTTTCGAAGCCATCTTCACTGTAGTCTTCGTCAAAGCTCGAATTTCCCCAACTGTCATAAGTGTCGTTCTCATAAAAGTCATCTGTGAAGTCATCATCAAATTCATCAGCATAATCTGAGTAATCGCCACGTCTAAAACTATCTTCAGTAAAGAGGTCGTCTTCTAAATCTACTCGGCGTCTTCTTGATGGGCTCATTCGAAGATAGTCTTCGTCTTCTTTTAAAGCTTTTCTACGGAGATTCTTTCTTCGAGACTCTTTCAAATCTTTTTTTCCGTAGGGTTCAAAATATTCCATGTCATAGGTTTGAAAACCAAGTTCATCAATTACCTTCTTTAGAAAAGTACTAATTTTGTCGATTTCTTCTTTTTTAAAGAAGTCGATAATTCTTAGCCATAAATCTTCATCTGTGCTCCATAAAGCCTGCACTTTCTCGTAATCATAATCTATGAAAAATGCGGCCTGTTCTTCCGTCATTTTAGTGTCTTTGATAAGCCTTTGAATTAAGTCATCATCGGCATCCCATTCTAATTTAGAATAAATGGCAGAATCAACGTCGAAGACGTCTTTTACAAAAATTTGTGCTCCTTCATAGTATCCACTTTCTAAGGAGACCTTGAAAAGATTTTCATCTATATCGGCTTTGCTCAAGTAGGTATTAAAATCCTGGAGCACATCTTGCCAAAACCAGCTCGTGTCATCATAGATGACTTCTAACCTATAATCGTAATCGAGATCTTTGCCACAGTTTTCACAAGTGGGCTCAAAAGGGACTTCAAATTCACATGATGGACAAATTACAAGTGGTTCAGGCTCTTCCATAAAAACGATAGGAATATAAAAATCCCCGGTATCGTTATCCACGAAGTTTCCAGTACCTTCTTTTAGTTTTTTAACGCTTCTTTGTTGCGTTCTTTTTTTCATTGTTTTCTCCTTTAATAGTTTGAATTAATCATTAAGTTTAAGCTTTCTACGAACTCGTCAAAAGCTGCATTACTAATATTTAGTCTTTTCCAGGCGGCTAAAAAAAGCTTAATATCTTCTGAGCACATCCGCATATAAATCTTTTTCTGACCATCAACCTTTTCTTTTTCTTTCTGAATCATCATCATTTGTTCGTTGTCTTTTCTAATAGCTTGTAAATCATAAGTTTGAGGTGTTGAAATAACGCCAGGAAGATTATTAGACTGTGAAGGAATGTCTCGACTGTACTTCGTAGACATATCGATGCTTTCTGCATTTAGGTTAATGCTATCAATCATATGCTCTTTATAAAGCTTCAAGTTATGTAATAGGTGCGAAAGAGCTCCAATAGAAGCTTCTAAAGAAGCTATTGAATTCTTAGACAAGCTAGATAAAACGGCTGTGTCTTTTGCACCTATATGTT